CACCGTCTGAATTTGATATTAGTTTTTATTATAATGGTAAAGAAAACCCTAATATTCCAAAAATATCAACTTGCGTTTTAACTGCAATTGATACTGATTATGCACCAAATGGATTTGCTGCTTATGAAGTTCCTAAGCAAAATCCTCAAAGAGGTGGAACTGGTATGCCAGTTTCTATACGGTTAGGGTTACAATTTCAGGAAACAGAAATGGTTTATAAAAATAGTAATTTATTGCCTAAGAAAAGTGTATTTGGTGGTAGTGTTAGTGCAACACAAGAAATGAGTGCGGCCTATACCGCTGCAGGCCAGGTTAATGCCGAAGGTAAAGGAATTTATTAATGGCAAATTATTTCGATTATTTTCCAAAAACAGTTTATAATTTAAATGAAAATTCAAATTCATCTGACATTGTAACAAATATTATTTCTCGGTTTGGACTTGAAAGAGCATTTAAAGATAATTCAGTAGTATATTATGAATATGATATTCAAGATGGTGACACTCCAGAAATAATTGCTGGTAAACTTTATGGATCACCAGAGCGTCATTGGGCAGTTTTAATGATAAACGATATTGTTGACCCACAATTTGATTGGCCACTTGACCAAAGAACCATCATTCCTTATATTAATGAAAAGTATTCTGCTAATGCTTCTGTTGGTCAAACCGGTATTTCTTGGGCTCAACAAAATACACATTCTTATTATAAAATAGAAACAAGAACAACTGATTTAACTGGCACCAAATTAGAAACAAAAATTGAATTGGACGCAAATACATATGCCAATGTTACATCATCAATTTCTAATATTACTTTGGATGATGGTAATTCAATTACTGTTACGGTAACAAAAGAAACAAAATCGCATTATGATTATGAAATTGAACAAAATGAAGATAAACGAAAAATTAAATTGTTAAAACCTGAATTCATTTCGGTAATTGAAAATGAAATTAAAACTATATTTGGATAATAATGGCCGCTATTGAAATAAGTCAATCAGAACAATTTAAGATAAAGGATTTATCCATAGTAACAAAAGCTGGTAAATTTAATCTTGGTTCTGTTTTTGAAGAATTAAATATTTTTGATACAATGTTAATGCCTTGTATGTCTGGAAATATTTCGATTAGGGACGCTATAGGTCTTTCACAAAAATTATATTTTGATGGAAGTGAGTATATTGTTATTGATATTTCAAAGAGTGATGAAAATCTATCTGTAACAAATATGAAAAAAACATTTAGAATATACAAGCAAACTGATAGAAAGAATATAAACCAAACATCAGAAGAATATATTTTACATTTTGTTTCCGAAGAATTTATATATTCATTACAACAAAAAATTAACCAATCATTTAATGGGTTGCATAGTGATGCTGCTGAAAAAATATTAAAAAAATATTTAAAGGTATCTAAGACTCCAGTAGTTGTTGAAAAGACCAAAGGAAATAATAGTTTTATTGTGCCACTATTATCACCTTTTGATTCTCTTAATTGGTTAGCTATTCGTGCATTAAATAATAATAATTTACCAGACTATATCTTTTTTCAAAATAAATACGGATACAATTTTGTTTCTTTATCTACATTATTTTCAAAAAAAGAAATTGCTAATATTAATTTTAATCCAAAAAATATAAGCACTTCAACTGAATCCAATGATGAGTTTAATGGTGCAAGAGATGTTAGGGTAATAACTCAATTTAATGTGGCACAAAATATAATGGATGGAGTTTACGCTGGCAAATTTATTGGTTTTGATGTTTTAACAAGAAAGTTAAATGTTAATTCTATACCCTTTTATAACATATATTCAAGGGGTCCACATTTAAACAAATATCCAAATGTTCCTGCTACAAAAAACAGAGAAGGTCTTAATGTTGATGAAATGGGAGATTCAAAAATAAATTTGTATCCTTTCATGTCAACTAGAAAAAATCAAGCTTACACCAAAACAAATGATAATAAAACAGCAACAATTATTGATGATACCGATAACTATGTGTTTCAAAGGTCGGCTCTACTTTCAAATTTAATTGCAACAAGGTTACAAGTAACTATTCCTGGTAATTTTGCATTAACCTCTGGATTTAATGTATATCTTAAATATCCAAAAAGGTCTATATCTGGTACTCCTTCTGAAGCCTTGGATAAAACATTAGAGGGTAAATATTTAATTGTAGCTGCAAGACATATTATCAGGTTTGATAGACATGAAACATTAATTGAAATTGCAAGTGATTCAACCAACAGACAACTAGTGGGTGATACTACCGGATCATTAAGAGTAGCATCTAATTAAATATGAATACAGAAAATTTTGCTGGTAAGAACGGATTTATTTGGTGGGTTGGTGCAGTTGAAAATCGTGTTGACCCTTTAGCTATTGGTCGTTGTCAAGTCCGAATCTTTGGTTGGCACTCTATAAATAAACAACTAGTACCAACCGAAGATTTGCCGTGGGCTCATCCAATGTATCCTTTAAATAATTCTAAATCTTTTGCCGCACCTAGAGTAGGTGATTGGATTGTTGGATTCTTTTTAGATGGAGAGAACGCACAACAGCCTGTAATGATGGGTGTTATGCCTGGTTTGGCTTCTGCTAAATCGCCCGTTTCACCACCAATTACTACATCTTCTTCTGAAAAAACAGTTACTACTTTAACAAAATCAGGCGAATCATTGGTATCAGGCACTATAACAAACACTACGGTATCAGGAACTCTTACACTTGGTAAACCAAATGGTCCCATCACATTTAATGGCCAAACTGTAAACCCAAGTGATGCTGGATATGCGGCCGCCTCGGCGGCATTAATACAAAAACAGAGTGATTTAAAGGCTTCTCGCTTGGATAGTTTTAACGAAGAAAAAGCTGCTAGAGATGGAACATTATGACAAAATTATCAGAATTACATAAATTAGCCGCCGAAGCACAAATATGTCAAGCAAAATATTTGGCTGGTATTATTACGCTTGATGAGTATAAAGAAAGCACTCAACACATAGATTGCCATTGTGATATTGTTCTTGAAGAATGTCATGCAGGAGTGGATTCACATTATCGTGAAATTCTTGATGCTGCAATAAGAGTAAAGGAATTATAATATGCCAATTATACTTGTACCTCAAGCAGATGCATATGGTAAGACCGAACAGTTTATCATGGATAATGGCGGAACTGTAACTCTGCCTAATGGAGACACTTTAACATTTTCAGACATTAGTGTTTTTAAATCTCCATCATATCTTAATCAATTTCCTAACGGACAATTACCAGCAAATACAATATTACCAAACGGACAAACTTATAAAGAAGTTTTAGATTTTTATCAAGCAAATCCAAATGGTACTCCTAATGTAATTAAACCAAATTTAGCGCCAGCAACTAATAAAGGAGTTGAAACTAATGCTCCAACTACAGCAAAACAAAATGATGGCCAGCGTGTTGGTGCTCCAACTACTCCATCTTTAGGTATGGGTGGTGTTGTTGGAACAACTGTTGACGACTTAAACAACAATTTAGCTCATGCTTGCGATTTTGTTTTGGATTTAAAAAAGAATATTGGACTAAAGAATTTTATTAAAGCAATTGCTAAAGCGATTAGAGAAGGCATTAGAGGCATTCAACGATTGTTGGGATTATCTGATGCTTCTGGATCTTTTTCAACAATTATTGGTAAATTAAAATCTATTGCTCAAGAAATTCGTTACATTCAAAAAGAGTATATTCAACCAATTATTGATTTTGAAAAATATGTTTTGGCAGTTTTAGTTAAAATTCGTGCAACTATTCAATGGATTTTATCTTTGCCTGCAAAATTTCTTGCTTTGTTGGGAGATTGTTTAAAGAAATTAATTTCCGCCTTACGAAGCATTTTTACGGATGCTTTAAAAGAAGCATCAACTGAAGTTCCTTTAGGTGGTAGTGGAGATTCTGGATTTAGTGATGTTATTAAAGAAGCTAGAGATGTTTTATCTGCTGGTAGTGATTTATTAAAAACTACTTCAGCTGCGGTTGCTGGAGCAGCCGTTATTGCCACATCAGCAACTGTTGGCCTTATATCGCCAGTAAGTGCGAGTGATGTTGCTGCAGCAAATAAAACTATTACCGCTTATGAGAGTTCAACTCCAAAATCTTCAGAATCTAGTGCTGCAACACCAAAACAAAATAAATCGACACCTTAATTATGGCAGATACACAACAACAAGCATATGAAGCAACAGCTAATGCATTAAAAAATTCTCCATCAAACAATGCGTGGACAGAACCACCATCACCAGCTAGTGTTGAATCTCCACCTGTTTATCCTTATAATGATATAAAACAAACTGAATCTGGACATTCATTTGAAATGGATGATACGCCTGGTCGTGAGCGCCTTCGTTTGCAACATGGCAAATCAAGAAACTTTATTGAAATGCACCCAAACGGTGACCAAGTGCATAAAATATTTGGTGATGGTTATGAAATTATTGCAGGTAATAAAAATGTATTGATTAAAGGATCCTGTAACATCACTATTGTTGGCGATTGTAATATGGAAATTACAGGAGATTTTAATCAAAAAGTTGGTGGTGATTATAATTTAGCTGTTGTTGGTCAAACAAATGTTAGGTCAGTTAAAGACATTAAAATTTCTGGTGATGATGATGTATCAATATCTGCTAATGAAAACTTTGGTGGTGCGTTAAGATTATCTGCCGCTGAAAGTATTAATTTAGGTTCAGACCTTTATATTAACGGTTCACTTACTTGTGATACTCTAACGGCTGAATCTCGTGTCAGCGCTGGTTTGGGTGTATTTGCTGGGCCATATGGTTTCACATCTGCACTTGGTGGATTAAGTCTTGGTATTCCAACACCAGCGACACCAGTTGCTGTGCCAGGTTGTATTAATACGGTAGGCTCAATTACCTCTTTAACTTCTGTTAATGCGCCAATTGCTAATTTTGGTATAGCTAATATTGGTATTATGGATGCAGTTCTTATGATGGATGTTATAAACAGCACGATATATAATTATCATATACACCCAGCTCCAAGAGGACCAACTGGTCCGCCAATGACACAATTTTTTGGAATTTAAATTATGACAACAGTTGCTAATTCAACGGGCGTATTTGCCACCCTTCAATATAGTTTTGATGACCCCAATGGTGCGGTGCAAATTTTTTCTGCAAATACGCAAGCACATTTAAATACAATGCCAGCTTTTATTGAAAGTTGGCAGGCTCAAGACATTGCAAATAATGATGTTGGTGGTTATTTTCAGAATCCAGTTAACACCTATGTAAACACAATTATTACATATTCAGCTGCAATAAGAGATAACGCTGGTGCAGCTATTGCAGCTAATTCTGTTATTGATGGTTTATCAAATGTGGTAAATGTGGCTAACTCATTGGCCACAACTGCTAATTCGTTTTTAGCACATACAAATAGAATATCTGGAGTAACTCCATTTAATGGCCAAGATGACACTATTCCTTTCTATGATACTGCTATGGGATTAGGTAAATCTGCAATTTATGTAATGAATCAGACTGATGGCATTATTAACTCTGCGCCAATCATGGGTAGTTTTACTAGTATTCTTGTTGGTCCGCAAATTTTTGCAAATGCAAATACAATAACTTCCGATTCTATTACTCTGACCGGTGTAATTGCTGGTAATGTTTCTAACACTACAACCAATACTCAAATTGCACAAATACAGACCGATTTGGCCAATATTAACAGCCAATTAAGTGGCCGTCAAACTAATGATTACACATTCTATACCAATTTAAAGTCCTTTATGGACAAATATAATCAAACAAAAAAGTTCTCCAATATGGGTGAAACACAGTCATTCCTTGTTGAGAATTATATTGGTTCAAACAAATTACTTACCAGATTGAACGCATAAATAAGATATGGCAACTTTAGAAACCAACATAGCTAGACAATATAGTGATTTGGACTTGAATTTTACTATTCATCCAGTCAAAAAAGATATCAACCGTGTTACTGGTGACATGGCGGTTATCAATTCCATTAAGAATTTGATTTTAACAAACCACTACGAAAGACCATTTCAACCAAATATTGGTAGTAATGTTCGTAGATTGTTATTTGAAAACATGGATAACATTACTGCCAACTCTATTGAAAATGAAATTAGACAGACAGTATTAAATTATGAACCTAGAGCTAAAATAACAAGAATTGATGCTATTGCCGATTTTGATAAAAATGGGTTTAGTGTGGAAATGGAATTCTTTGTTGTTAATAGAACTGACCCAATTACAATTAATTTCTTCCTAGAACGGATTAGATAGAAATGGCTAAACCTCGTTTACAAATTTCAGACCTTGATTTTGACCAAATCAAGACAAACCTAAAATCATACTTAAAACAACAATCACAATTTCAAGATTATGATTTTGAAGGTGCTGGTTTAAGTATTCTTTTAGATATCTTGGCATATAATACCCATTATAACTCATATTACTTAAATATGGTTGCCAATGAATCATTTTTAGATACTGCATTACTAAGAGATTCGGTTGTTTCTCATGCTAAAACTTTAGGTTACACTCCATATTCCACAACTGCGCCAAGAGCTGTTGTTAATGTAACTGTTGAATCTAATACAACAACACCAGGTACGGCTACTATACCTAAAGGATTTACTTTTTCTTCAAATTTAATTGATAACATTTCATATAATTTTATCACATTAGAAGAAAAAACAGTAACAAAGGCAAACACTTCTTTTGTTTTTGAAAACCTTGACATCTATGAAGGTTCTTTAGTTAGTTATAGTTTTAATTATATTAAAAATTCAAATCCAAAATCAATATTTGTTTTACCTAATTCTAATATTGATACCTCATCAATTTCTGTAACAGTAACACCAAACGCAGGAAATACATCAACACAGGTATACAACCAAGTAACAGAAATACTTGATGTAACCTCAGAATCAGTTGTTTATTTTTTACAAGAAAGTAAAAATGGTAACTATGAAATATATTTTGGTGACGGAGTAATTGGTAAAGCTCTTGATGATGGTTCTATTGTTACTGTTAATTATTTGATAACAAATGGAACTCTTGCTAATCAAGCAAATGGTTTTATATCGTCTGCTCCAATAAGTGGTTTTTCAAATGTAACTATTGATATTGTTGATGTTGCTGCTGGCGGTTCAACTCGTGAAACTGTTGATTCTATTAAGTATTCTGCACAAGCACAATATGCTACACAGAATCGTTTAGTTACAGTTAAAGATTACGAATCATATATTAAAAGTAATTACCCAAGTATTGATGCCATCTCCGTTTGGGGTGGCGAAGATGAAACACCAAAAGTTTTTGGTAAAGTTTTTATATCTTTAAAACCAAAAGCAAATTACTTTTTGTCTGAAACAGAAAAACAAAGAATTATTGACGAAGTTATTAATCCTAAAGCTATTGTTTCTGTAGCTGCTGAGATTAGGGATCCTGAATTTTTGTATTTACTTGTTAATAGTAGGGTTCAATATGATCCAAGAAAAACAACACTAGATGAAGAAACACTTAAATCTCAAATTAAACAATCTATTATTTCTTATAAAAATACCAATTTAAATAAATTTGG